ATGTTTGTTACAGCTAATTATTTGAAGCTATTTCCCGATGCAAAATGTGTAGTTGGAGATTGTTTATTATTATATGTGTATGATAATCAGTCTTTTATTTGAGTTTTATTGGACTACTGGTGTTGTACGGGTAACAAACTGGTAACATATCTAATGAAAGCGCCTCCCGAGTTGATAGAAATCAACTTCGAGAGGCAATTCAACGCAACTGATTAAATCAGTTACTGCAAAAGTACGTATTTTTTTAATTTATCAAAGAAAGGGCGTGTCATCGCGACACACCCAAATCTAACAACATTTAAAACAAAACTATGAAAACTAAAAAATTACATACGTCACGCCAACGCCAATATACGGTTCGAATAATTTAGAGTTAATGCCATATCCGTAACCAGCGTTGATACCGATGCCCCACTTTCGGGGAGGCTTGGTTATCGTTCGCTCGATAGTGCGTGTGGTGTATACCATCTTGTTGTACGTGTGTATGCTGTCCAACGATGGCTTGTAACCGCTTACCCACGCTGTATAATTGCTGTCCCTGTATGTTCGCTGGGTGATGGGTAGCGTAACATCAACGCTATCAGAGCCTTTTGTCATTTTCGTGAGGTCACGAAAATGCTCCCTTGGAACTCTCGCCTCCTGCCACTTTACGATGGTATCGTGGACAGGTTTGGGAGCTGCCGCTTTGATGGTGTCGTACTTTGTCACCACCTCCGTCTTAATGCGCTCCTTTACGCGCTCTTCGCCTTTCTTCCCTCGCCCTAGGATAAAGCCTAAGACGAGAGCAAAGAGCAGCAATACCAATATTAGAATATTCTTTCCTTTCATGCCTACACAATTTCAATGAATACTTTCTTACCTCGTTGCACCTCCGCCGCCATTGTCCGATACAGCCTATCGAAAGTGCTGCGGCTCTCAACGAGCTGTCCCTTAATCTTGTTAAGGCCTACAAGGATGCACCCCTCCGTATCTTCGGGGGTATTCCCCGAATGGATGCGCACACCCTCAAAGCCTTTCACGTTCATGAGCAGGGGCATCACGCGCTTGAACCTTGGCGACATCGTGAGACTTACCTTGTAAGTCCCTCGCGGTATGGCCGTCCTGCCCTTTACTTTCTTTTTGAGAATTTCGGCAGTTGACATGTTGTCGTTAAGTCCGCGGTTGGTGTCTTCCAACGTGTCGCAGAAATACTCACCGTCAACGAACAGATGCCCGATAGTGTATGTTTCCTTGTTAGCCCTTGTCTTTAACGTCAATACCATTTTGACCTCCTTTCACACTAGTCCGATGATTGAGCCACATGCAGCACCAGCGATGTCGGCCTTGATGTCGCCCCAATCAAACGTTTCTTTCTGTTTAAACTTGTCGTAACATTCCTTGCCGATGCCAACCGCTAGGCTCACGCCAAAGCCAACGCCAGCGGACAAAAGGCATCCTGCGCCACACCTGCGCAAACATCGCGTGGTGATGTCGGCAAGGACAAGGGATGCGGTAACGTGCATCCACTTGTCCGAACCGAAACTTGCTAATCTTTCGGTTAGTTTCATAGCAGTAAACATATTCCGATAGATACGGCAGTAGCCACCAACGCCACAACAGGATTGCGCCAATCATAACGAGGTTTCTTGCCTTTCTTTTTTTCGACTTCGTCTTCCTCGTCACCCTCTGCCTTAGGTTTCACCATGACCGCGCGTATGCCCTCCAAAAAGGCACATGTGATGGCGCAGGCAATGAATGCGAACACCCAATTGTACTCGGCCTCACTCTCGGTCAACATCGACACAAATCCGAACACTAGACCAAGGATGATGAACACCATCTTGGTCGAACTAAACTCTTTCAAGAAGTTCTTAATCATTTCCATTACTTTTCCTCCTTTTCTTTTTCGTTATTGTCCTTTTTCATATATTCGCCCACCGCATTGGCAATTTCATTCATGCTGTCGCGGTGTACGATAATCTGTTTGGCCAATGCAGCCACATTATCGATGCGCACTTTATCTTCCGCCTTTTCGTAGATGGACTTAATCTCGATAAGCCCGATGCAGATAGCCCCTAGCAAAGTGATAAAGGGAAACATAGGCAAATGGTATTGATAGTATTCCTCCAAATACCATATCGCCGCCATGTGCATGGCGTCTATCACCGTGAGGGCAATCATGAGGTTATAATACTTGGCGGCCTTGTCGACGGTTCTCTTGAAACCATAACTGGACGCGGCAATGCCCAACTTCTTCGCCTTTCTAACTCCCGACCACAGGTCTGCCACCATCGCTGCCATGACCAGCAGGTACAGCCCGAACAAAATCCATAAGATTACAATTACCTTTCCCATAATTTGTCTTTAAGCATTTATTTTTAAATTAATAATGTTCCGTAAATAAGCCCGAAAGCCAGTACCTCGCCCACATAGTACGGCTTTGGCAACTTAGCCGCCCAATAGCAGCCCCACGCCATCGCCACACATGCTACAATCCGCGTATGGAACGACATTGCCCACATCACACCGCATATCAACGCGGTGAATGCCCCGACGGCGTGCATCTTGTCGACCTTATAATGTGGAGCAATGGCAACTATCAGCAGTCCGAATACCGCGAACAAGGCCAAGAAAGGAGCATCACCGTCCTTTTCCAACATCGGGGGCAACATCAGCCCACCACTTACGGCTATTACTACGGAGAACAGCCACGGATGCTTGCCGATATAGTAATTGTCACTGACGTACTCTTTCACTCCGTATGCTAACCCCATCGCGATTAGGTATGTCGCCAAAATGATTAAGCTTATCACTGCCATATCACATTGTCTTTAAGTCCAACTTCTCGGGATAACCGACCTTGTAGTCGTATTTCTGTACCTCCTCAATCGACTTCAACCCTCGCACCGCATGGATGTGTGCCTGCGTGCGGTTGTAAGCCTTGTAGGCGTAATGGCCTACCATACCCAACATTTTCAATGCTAGGTCGCAATTCACATTTAGGCAAAAGCCGTTTAGCCATATCTCACTCTCGGTTTGGCCATTCTCCTTGTCCAATTGGATAGCCCTGCTAGTTCCGATGCGGTCTTCACGGTTTAGCCACGCATCCATGCCGTTTAATTTGAACGAGTTCACGGCAGAAGATTTATCGTACTCCTTAATCTCATCCACCTTGCTATCGATGGCTTGTTTCAACAAGTCGTCTTCTGTGGGCATGGTCTCGATATACGGCATATATCCTGCCTTTTCATACTGCTCGGCTGTTGGGTTAAGCACCATCATGCCGTCTACTATTATGTTGTTCGGGGCGAAGTTGCCCCCGTTGTCTATGTATCTCATATCCTATTCTTTAAATTCGCTCATTGGTCTAATTCTATCACCTAGATTTTGGAAGTTATGGTCAGCACGATATTTCTCAACACTATTGTCAGGTACGTACAACTTGAACGTTAAATTAGCCATGGCAAAATCAAATGGATATTTGTCATTTGGCGTTATTTTCTGCGGAACTTCCTTAGAGTGCATTTTTATCCATTTTATTTGTTTACAATTCCAAATAGCTCCATGCCCCCACTTGAATTCTTGCGCAAGAAACTCAATGCCAACTAATTGTGTGTCGAAAAAAGTCGTGCCACCAACCTCTCTCACGGACGCAGGCATGGTTATAACACCTGTTAAGTTTTTGCAACCATAGAATGTTCGAAATGTTTTTTCCAAAGAAGTGAAGTACTTCATTTCTTCGAATGATTTCAAATCTACATTATTGCTGAAAAGGAAGTCTACAGGCTGCTTTGCAGAACTAGGCATTACCTTTACCGCACGTATTGTGTTAAGTGATAATCTCCCTAACCTTTCCCTTAGAACTTGCCTTGCGGTTGGGTCGGAAATTTCTATCTCTTGTTCTCCCCACGCCTGCCGCATGAGCCTAAGCCTTGTTAAACTCATATCTCAATCTCCCCCATGATTATTACGTCATTCACAATGGACGCCTGATACCGCTTACCTGCGCGAATGGTCGGTGTGTAGTTGTTGTACCACTTCAACGTTGAGGGGACTGATAGGTTTGTCGGAGTTGTAGGCGATTGGAACTCGAAAGCATACTCATTCACCACGTTTGGCATTGGTGCGCCTAATGTTAGCGTAAGTTGCGCCACCTCGCCCCACACATGCATAGCGTTTGGGGTTAGAGTAAATGTGGTGTCGGCCGTGCCGTGGTTGACTAACGCCAGCCAACCTGTGTCGCCCTTATCTCCTTTCAAGCCCCTGTCGCCAGTCTGACCTTTCTCTCCTCTATCACCTTTTGCCCCAGTGTCGCCTTTTTGCCCTTGTTCGCCCTGCAAACCACGTAAGCCTTGTTCGCCCCTTGCGCCTTGTTCGCCTTTCTGCCCTTGCACGCCCTGTTCTCCGCGCTCTCCACGCTCACCTTTGAGCGATGCCAGCCACTCTTCGGCCGTACCGACAAAACCATGCTCTTTGGCAAGCTCGTATGCACTCTTGCCGTCTTTAATGGTACTTAGCTTGTCGGTTATGGACGTGTTCAAATTCTCCCACTTCGATGTCACCTCTTCCAATTTCGTTTGCAAGCCTTTGGCCGTCTCCTTGGTCGAGTTCATCGTCTTGGTGAGTTCGGAGAACGTGGCATAGAACTCCTCCTGCGTGCCTTGGTAGCCTTTCTTTACGGCCAACTCGTAAGCGGAAACAATGGCATAGTTCATCGCCACCTCCATCTGTACATCATCGAAAGAACTAGCCCCAGTGACGAGTTCTATCACGCCATCGGGGAAAAGCACGTCCCTGCGCTTGCCGCTGGGGAAATTGGGGTCGTCCTGCATAATCCGCACCTCCGCTTTGAGCGTGCCGACTTCCAAGTTACCACCTTGGATGAAACACGTTGCTGTGCCGTCTGGGTTGACCTTACAATTGGTCAATGCGCCATTCTCACAGCCGCATGTGTATCTGCCACCGCCTGTGCTTGTGAATATCACCGTGAAGTCGCCATCGGGGAAAGGCTTGTGGTTTCCCTCCGTGCCCAACCGAAGACGTACGTAGAAGTCCTCGTTGTAATTCTTTCTTGCTAGCGGTGTCAGACCGCGGTTATTGTTGCAATTCATTATGTCGTGGTGCATTATTAATTTACAAATTTAAACAATAGATACCTGTTGGGTATTTTATTGGGGCGAAATTAATGTTTTTTATCTAGTACGTTATGAAGACACGAAAAGTGATTGTACAACAATCGTTTTTAATCAAATTCTGTATAATTTCATCCTATAATAATTCTGTTGGGAGAGGTGGCATGGGCTTAGAGGTCACATACCCACTCTTCGGAATACCGATAAAACGGAGCTTCTTTATATTCTTTTGCGACGCAGGAAAATGTGACAATCTTTCCTTTGGGCAGCGTATAGGTCCCGTCAACGGCAATCTTACCATATTCCAACTTTGTAACACCGTTGTCAATTTCTAATCTTTCAGACTGCGAAAGGACATGAACGACCTTGCCAAGGTCTCCATCAAGGCAGTATATTGTCGTCGCTTCTGTATTCTTTATTATAACCGTATCTATATGGAGACCGTTAAGTTCGTTAGTTCCCCACTGCATAGATGTCCCATGTATGTTATATACCCCGTATCCATTGGCCACATACAACGGTATGCACAATACATCCCTTTCGCCATGTTGTGACCTCTTTCTAATCCTGCACAACGTACCTTTTATTGTTGTATATTTGTCGCCCATCGTGAGTATGTTTATCTTATCCCCCACGACGATGGCCGTAACTCTGCTCGATGCCCCGAACGAGCCTCGGCATAATATATCTCCTGAATAGAAGCGGAGAGTTCTCCCATTCTTCTGACCATTATGCAGAATATCGCCGTCACATCCAAAATTATTATACACGCGCAGCCCACCGTTGATGCCAATAGAACCGCTGGTATAGAACTCGATACTGCCCGCTTCTTCACCAGCGTTGCCTACGCAGATGAGTTTTTTGAATTTACCTGATGTAGCATCTATCGTTCCAAGGAATTTGCCCTGAATATCCACATCTCCCGTCACACCATCGAGATACGCCTTCCCATTCTGCGAATACAACTTCCCGTCACGGAAGACCCACCCTGCGATTTCTGCGTTTTCGGCCAGCAACAGCCCCGTGGCTACACTGTCGAAAGACGCACCGAAAGAGTTCCACTTGCTTGTATTGGTAGGCTCGACACCCTTAACCTCGCCCGCGTCATTACGGCAAACGAAGTAGGCATTACCGAACTTGCACGCATCCACGCGGTAGCGATTGCCATAGTAGGTCTTAGAGGCATCATATTCACCGCGGAAGACAAGGGCGGGTGTCGGTATATCTGCTGCCACATCGGTAATATTCCGCGTATATGTTGAGGCCACTTTCCCTACTTCCAGTTTGGGCATGCAGATTTCACAATAATTCTTTTGCCCAGTAATAGGAGAGGGCAGCAGGCGTAACAAGGCATATTGCTCGGTATCGGTAGGCAGCGCATCTTTGGTCTTGAACGTCACGACATGTCTGCGCCACTCCGTGGTGTCATTCGGGGCGTATGTTACGGATAGGTCGCTGCCGACATCACGACTCTCTGCGCCGTCGACAACCACCAAGCTATTATCCACGGCCGACGGATAGACGAAAGATTGTGTACACCACGATTGGTTGACAAGCCGAACCCAATTGAGTGTGGCCTTGCCGTCACGAGGTGCGCTGTCGTTGTATAGGAATGCCGCCATAAGGTATTCACCATCACGCGGAACATCCGAAAACTCTAATACGGCTGTCGTGTCCTCGGTCGTGTCTATCTGAATGGCTTTCTGCCACGTCCAATCCTTGTTGTATATGAATACGGCCAGCACCTTGCCGTCAGTCTTTGCACGCGCATCGATACGGCCATTTACTTGTAAGGTATATTTCTGCTTGAAGAATAGGTATAGCTTCTGTTCGGCGAACCCGTATGCGCTGCTCGTTTGGTTGATGTCCAGCCGATGCGAGCCACTGCGCTCCCAAAAAGATAACGTGTACCATGTCGATGGCTGCAATTTGGCAATGCCATTCCCGACTAATGTTTGCTGTAATACGTCACGATATGGACTTTCGGAATAACGTTTGTCGTTCGTTTCGACATAGGCGTTCGTACCGTCTTTACCCTTGCCCTTGGCGATATTGTCTTCACCTTTGGTCGCGGTCCACTTGCCCATCTTGGCCATGCTCTCGAAATCGCTCTGTTCTAACAGGTTTTCATTCGATTGTGGTAATACCGCCCATAGCTTAGGCGTGCTCCAATTGCCCCATACTCCATTGTCGCCTTGCTTACGTGTACACACGTACTCAAAAGGATATTCGGCCGTAACGCCCGAGGGGTTGTCCGTCCATCCGCTGGGCACATGCCCATTGGTGTTCTGCGAGGCGGGCGTGGCGGGTACGGCCTCAAAGTCCGTGCGCTGATAGATGTATTCCACACCCTTTCCGTCCTTGCCCCTTTGCCCTTGGGCTATTACCGCCCAATATTCAAGCTCGGTTGGTAGATGACCTTTTGACGGCGCCGTGTGGATGTATCGGTATGTGGAATAGTTACCATCAACAAGGTATGTCACCTCATCGCCATTGTAATATGTATTGGCGGCATTGTAATCACCGCGGAAACATCCGAATGGGGCTTCGTCCCCCGATTGGCTTTGAACGATAGTACCACGTATTTTCAGCTTGCCATCGCCATCAACATTGTATTGCAGCTTATCACCGAGTTTGAGGGCATCGGACAGCATGTCGAAGTAACTATTGCCATCACCGCTTACAACCTTATCCGTGGTGATGCGCCCTGGCAGAACCTCGGTATAGCCGTACAGCGTTGTGAAACTTCGGTCACCCTCGTGCTCGCTGTTCAGCACGCCTACGAGAAAGTGGTAGTAGCTGTTATCTTCCTCCATGCGTATTGCACGCTCGGATAATGTGAACGTGGCATTTAGGCCGTTGCGTTCAGCTTTCACATAAAGATAATACGGTGTCGATGTTTTGTCCAGCCTTGCGCTGATGTACTCCACCAGCGTCCAATATCGGTATTCAATAGGCTTGTGCTGGGGGCTGATGGACTTGATGCCAAGCGTGAGGTGCTGTATCAACCTAGCGTTGACTGACAACTGCTTGCTCGTGCCGTTATATGTGATGTTGGGCGACACGGCTGTGGGATTCGTGCGATTGATGACAAATCTGAATTGCAGGCTCTCGTCACCCACGAGCATCTGCATCGTGCGGATGGCAATAGGCGTAACTTTGTCGGTGAAACCCTCCAATAACGAGCGTTCGAGCAATTCCATCGTTTCTTTCGCATCGCGGAAACGCCTCTTGGTGTACTGCACAATCTCCCTCTTGGTGTCGGCAAGAGCCACCTCTTGGTTGTCAATCTCCCTAAGCTGTGACCCAATGCCCTGCGCAGACACGGTATTGGAAATCTCGATAGTGGGAGAATAAGGGTTGGTTAGGAAATCCTTGATGCCCGTAATGCGAATGTCGACTCCATCTTTGGCAAACTGCGTGTCAGAAAAGCGGATGTAGCCGCCCACTTTCAGATAGCCGCCCACATTGACCCAATTGCGTTTAGCATACAGGCCTTGCAATGTGCCTGTGAATGTGAACTTTGGGTCTTCGTGCTCGCGTAGGTGGCGCGCAGCCTCCCTTAGCATGTCCCAAGACGCGCCCGACTTCGTGGCATTGTCGCACACATAAGCGTCGGGCAGCATGCAGCCGAATATGGCATACGTGTCGCCCACTTGCGGCTTGAACGTTTCATTTGGCATCGTTACGCCGTCTATCTCTTGGGGAACAAGTTCAAACCGCTTGTCCGCGTGCTTGTATTTCAGTTCAAACTCCTTGCCCGTGCCAGCCAACATGCCACTTTGGAAGATTATGGTCATATTCTCGCCAGCAATGATGTACTTATTATAGTCTAGACTGTCGGGAATGGTGTTGTCCACGATGTCGTAGAAGTTCTTTTTCTTGTTGGCCACATTGACGGCCGTCACCTTGCCCACCCTAGACGGGTAGATTTCGGAACAATCCAAGCTATCTTCCTTGACCGCTTCGGAAACCTTGTCCACGCGCTCGACATATATGCCCTTATCGTCCGTGCGATACGTGCGGCCGTCATATTCCAGCGTCTGCCCCTTGGGTAGCAGCAATTCGGCCGAGCCGTACTTGGAGCGGTCTATATTCTTGTCGCCACCCTGCACATATAGCCTCTTTATCGGCTGTTCGTTACTTGCCGTGGTACGGCCGACCCCAGGGATGAAACCCTTGCCCTTACCATACGATAATGGCAGGGGGCTATCTTTGAAGTATTCGACCTTGTGCAGAGATATGACGTGGTTCACTATCTCCCATTCGGTCTTGAATGCCTCGGCCACATCCTGCAATGCAGCGTCAATGTAGGCATGGTTGAACTCCACAGTCTTCTCCTTAGCATCCAAGCAATCACCGACAGACCACACATCCGCGCCCTCGCGCTCGTTAAGGTTCTTGACGATTTCCTCCACGAACTCGCGCGGTTTGGCACACATCGACCATTTCAGGCGATGGTCGATGGAATTACGAAACTTGTAATCGGCTAGCTTATCTTCGTCACCGCCCATATTGAGCGTGTACTCGATGTTGCGCAAGCCATTCTTCTTGATGTCCTGCGCCTTGTGCAGGCGGTATTTTTCGCCCATATACTCGCACCATGTGCCGATGGGGAACTCGATGTACTCTGTCAGCGAGAACTTTAATACTAGTTGAGGTTTCGCCATCAGCGCGCGATAGCGGTAGCTGCTGTCGCTCTCTTGAACATCCTTGGTATTGTCATTATAATGTAGCGTAATCATATCTTCGGGTATTGAATGGGTTTTATCACACAGCGTGCCATGCGGTGAAAGTCAGCGTAATGGTAAACTCACACCATACGCGCGTTTGGCGCAATATCTCGAACTTGGAAATCGAACAGCCCTTATAATGGCAATCGTACTCCATCTTCACTTCGGGGCATCTGAACTTGCGGCTGTCGGGCTTCAATAGAGCTGCAAAGAGGCTGTCATAACGTCTCCAAAACTCGGCCATGGTATCGGCCTTAATGAGCAGGCTAACGGCCACGTCCTTTGATTGGAACTTCACGCTCTCGGCGTCGTACGTCACGCCTGCGACATTGGGGACGCTGACCGACAAGGCAGACTGCACGTTGGGCAATTTGCGCACGGCCGTGTCCGTGCCGTCCAGCACGTATGACCCGAATTGTGAGAAGTCCACTCCGTCTAGGGTGTAGCCCGATTGGGCGACGCCACTCTTCCCGTTGGGATAAGGGCTGCCCGTCGGCACTTTTGGGAAATCGTCCGAAAAGGAAAGGGTTATCTTTCCTACCTTGACGTTCCTTGAAAATGCGTTATTGGTGGTCATCCGTAGACGGTATGGCCTATTCAATTCGACAAACCTAAATTCATGGTAAGCACCATTGGACAAGTCGTTGAATAGAAGTTCCGCACGCTTAGCGTCCACGATGACAAGGGGCAGCTGTACGGCCTTTGCGTCCAGCACGGGAGCTGTCAAGTCCACCTCCTCTCCATCGTGCTCTGGCCATGTTGTTGCGTCTAGTTTCTTAAACGCAGGCATCTGCACAAGCCCTTTCAACCCCTGCTTCTCTACGAATACGCCATACTTGACGTATGCATCTGTGCCGTCTATGAATAACTTGCCTTTCATCCTGCTTATCTCAATATTAGCGCGCTGTCTGATGTATTTACTTCAACACGCGACATCCTGTCCTTGCCCACACTCACCACGGAATATCCCGATGCGTTGACCGTGGCTTTTGCCCCAAACATTAACCGCACCTTGTAGGCGCGTGTCTGCGTGAAGTTAAGTGTGGCGCGCGTGTCACCGATAAGAAAGACCCTTTCGGGGTCTGTGAGCGTGACGTCTCCGCAATCGATGTACACTCCGCGTTTCTCGGTGTCATACTTCTTGAACTTGCGGAACGTGTCTAGGTCGGGGTAAGCATTTCGCATTACGAACTCCAATCCCTGTGGCGTGAATAGCTGTTCAATCAGCTTGTCAAGCGTGCGCCCTTCGAAAGTGTCGCATGCCCCCATGCCCTCGACCGTCATTGTCACCTTGTCTACGATATTCATAATTCCTATGTTTTAATCTTAATCCCGCGTGTGGCGATGTCGTCTAGGCTATCGTCCATGCTCTTCATCCGAGCGTCCATCCTTTCCAGTTTGGCGTTGGCTGCATCCGTATTGCGCTCTATGCCCGTAACGCGCATGAGGATGAGATTACTTGTGTTGTTTAACTCCGCCAATCCCTGCACCAGCGTGTAGGTGTGTCCTTGAATGGTGGTTAACCGCGCGTTATTCTCGTCCACACTCTCTTGTGATGCGGTGGCGATGCCCTTTTGTGCGCCCTCGCGTTTCGGGTCTTCGGGCGCAAATAGTTGTTTCATGCTCTCACCCAAAGCGTCGAATGTCGGTTTGAAACCAGCCCCGATGTTATTCAGTTCACGGGTAAAATCTGCGATGGATGACTTCATCGTTTCCAAGGCGTTACGGCCATCCCCTTTGGGGAATAACTTATCCTTGTAATTGTTGAATACGCGGCCAATTTCAGGCTCAAGATATTGCTTGATGAGGATGCGCTTCATGATGTCGGCCACAATCTCGTTAACTTTCTTATGCCAGCCCTCCATCGCATCCTCGCCAGCCTTGGCGGCCTCGAAGAACGCGTTACCAAGTTCCGACGCTAGGTCTTCGGCCGAAGATCCGATAATATCTTCGAGCATGTCGTTAATCAGGGTGGCCATTTTGGCTATATTTTCGGTTATCTTGTTGTTCCACTCCTGTATCTTTCCATCATCGCTTGATTTCTTGCTCTCCTCCTCACTAATCTGTTTCTGTATCAACAGTTGTTGCTCGGCAAGGTTCTCTAGATGTTTGCGGCTCTCCTCATATCTGCGCGAACCGAGTGCCTTATCAGCCGTGTAAGCCATGTTGGCGTACGTGTCGGCCAGTTTCTCAACTGTCTTGGCATATATCTCCCCCTCGTAAGAGAGACGCCGAAGCCATGCACTCCAACTATTGCCGTACTGCTCAGATGCCTCGTGCATGAGGATAATCTCTTGCGTGGCCTCGGCATACAATTGTCGCACCTTTTTCAATCCATCCCCGTACGCGTCGCGCAACCGTACGGCCTCCTTGTTGTCCAACTCCCATTGTAGCTGGTCGATGCGTTTCTGTAAGGTCTCTATTTCCTTTTGCTTGTCGTCGTCGTTATTGAAGAGGTTGGCAATTGCCGTAGCCACCTGCAAGGCTGCCGAGATAACCGCAAGGATAACCGATGCCTTTTCAATGGTCGATATGGCAGTTGCACCCGTAGCAGCTGCGGTTGTAGCACCTGTAGCAGCGGCAGATACGGCCTTTTCCACGCCCGAAGCCACACCCTTACCAACATCACCGATGGAATGGATGACGGAGGAGGTCGCATCGAACACCTCATTGGTGAAGTCTAGTGCCTTGGCAATGCTTGCCGAGACATCGGCCGAGAATACAGAGGCGAGGTTCTTGGCTTGCGCCCCAACCTTATTCACTACATTGCCAACATTACGGAGGTTGGAGGCGAACGTGCGGTATGCGTTGGTGATGCCGTTACGCGCGTTGACAGTACGCCTTTCGGCCGACAAGACCCTTTCCTGTGCATTCGCACGGTTGTTCTCGGCTGCCACAAGCCTTTCGTTTGCCTCTACCATCTCCTTGCCGAACGCCAATAGTTTTCCCTCGTCGACCTGTTGTTGGATGATAGTCCGATTGAACAAAGCTTCGTTATATTCTTGCTGTGAAGCCGTCAGCTCGTCTTGCGCCGTCTTCCATTCGGACATGGCGTTGGTAAACTCGGCCTTTGACCGCCCTATGTCATCTAGGCTCTTATGCAGCGCGGTGAACGGATTGCGGTTGGCTATCTCTTCCTCCATCTTGCGCAGAGCCTCTTGGAAGTCCTTTATCTCCGTGCCCGACATACTGCCCTTATTCTGTTCGAAGTAGGCCTGCACCTTGTCGCGGGTGTGCGCCAAGGCGGAAATCGACTGTTTGGAAAGGTCACCGAACACGCCCTCCCAATTGATGGACTGCTTGAAATCCTCCGATGCCAGCTTAGCCAATGCCTCTTTCATCTGCTTGGACGCGTTCTTGGCGTATTCGGGCGGTACGTCCGCCATCTTCTTCTCCCACTCGCGCTGCAATTTCTCCAACTTCTGTGTGGTCGTGCCGTATTGCTCCACCATTGCGTCAGCATGCTTTTGGCGAACCTCTGCCAATTGCTTTTCTCCTTGCTCGACAATGTTGTTCTGCACACGATAGTACTCAGCATTTATCTTCTTATCTGCCAGTAGGTCTTTCATGTGGTCTTCGGCCGTCTTCTTTCCCGTTTCCGACTTTGCCCAACCACTCTCGGTAGCCCCCTTGCGCGCCATGTACAACTCTTTCATGGATTTCATGCGCACTTCGGACAATTGTCGCAGTTGGTCTTCCCACGCCTGCTTTTTCTTCGCAGTGTCGGCCTTTATCTGCTCTAATTCCTTTTCCAGTCCATCTTCACGGACGTTCAAAGCGTGCTCGTTCACTTTATTGGTGGCGTCGCGCTCGTATTTCTCCACGGCTGCCACCCATTCATCGTTAGCTGCCTTTATTTGCGCTAAGGACTTCTCCTTGTCGAACTTGTCTCCCTTGGTACTCTTGCCACCTTTGCCATTATAAGCCTTGACGTTGGTTTTCTTCATGCTCTCCGTGTAGGCCTTGGTAGCCTCATCCTCAATCTTGATGAGGTCGGCAATCTCTTTTTGTTTGGCCGTAATTGCGTCCTTGCGCTCTTTTTCAGCATCCTTTCGTGCCCGCTCCTTATCTTTCTTGTATTGTTCGTCGGTCTTGTTTGTCAAGTACGTGTTAACGCCTGTTATAGACCCCGACGAGTAACCTACGGTCTTGCGTGAGACCTCCCTTGGCTTGATTGG